TTCCTGAGGGGTCAAGCTTTAGTTACTCATTATTAGGTAGTATGTATAGTTCTTCTTCTAACTCAGCACGACAAGTAGCTTCAAGGCTACAAGTAAGTGGTGCTATGGGTACAGAGATAGGAGCTACCTACTTAGGCGATACAGCTCAATATGTTTCTCGTACTATCCAGTCCTTTATAAACAAAGAGCAGGGTACTATTAAGGAAGTATATCGTAAAGCATTCGGACATATGAATGAAGGTAAGTTTAATGAGCTTGTCTATGATTCAACGGCACGTAGATTAAGAGGCGAGACTATTGACGGTGACTTAGGTAAGGCAGTAGATGCTTTCCAAAGAGCTATTGAGAAGACTGGTACTGCTATGGATGATGTAGGGATGCCTACTCGTAAGAACTACCTACAACGTGAGTGGAATGGTAGGGTATTTGAGAAGATGGGCAGACTTGCAGTAGTTAAACAAGTAAGTAAAGCTATGCGTGAGTTTAAATCAAGAGAAGGTGTTAAAGCACTGCTTGATATCGACCGTAAGATTGCTGAGAAGATTAAAATAAGAGACAAACTACCTAAGAAGACAAAGGCTGGTACTGCTGAACGTAAGTCAAGAGATACTATACGTAATGAGCTTAAGGCTCTGAGGGCTGAGCGTAAGTCATTTAGCTTAAGTGAAGCAGATGCTGATAAAGCAGCAGGCCGTCTATACGATAGTGTTACTGGTGATGACTGGCTAGGACATACTAACTCACTTAAGAGACGTTCAATTGATATTGATGAGGCAGATGTACTTAACCTTCTTAATAGAAATGCTGGTGACGTATTATCTAAGATGGCTTATAGAGTATCTGGAAGAGTAGGCACACATAAAGCACTTGGCTTCCACACAGAAGAAGAACTTAAGGCAACTGTTAAGCAGTTAAAGCAACGAGTACTGGATGAAACAGGGGACGCTAAAGAAGCAGCTAAGATGGCTGACTACTTTGAACGTAATGTACGCTTGATGTGGGGAACACAGATGAAGTCTGACTTACCTGCTTGGGGTCAGATGATGAAGAAGGGTGTGATGGACTTAAACTTCGCTACTATTGGTGGTGGCTTTGCGGCTACTGCTGCTATGGGTGAGTTAGCACTTCCTATTGCTATGGCTGGTTTCAAAGTAGGTATGAAGTCTATTAAACAATCGCTTAAAGACTTTAAGAAGCTTTACAGAGAAGAAGAATCATTGAATGCTGCTATGGCTAAGATTCAACTAGCTGTGCACGGGTTTGATAAGACTAATCATAGCCTTGTATCACGAGTAGCTAACGACCTTGAAGAGGGCTATATGCAGACTTCTTGGTTAAATGAGAAGCTTGCTAAGGCTACTGAGTTTGTGTCTAATACACTACCTCTATCTACAGTTACAACTGCTGCTAGAAATGCTATTGGTCTATCATTCCTTGATGACCTATTCTATAACCCTAGATTACTTAAGGCTTTAGATGACTTTGAAGCTACAGGTATAATGAATGCTGACCTTAAGAAACTAACACGACTTCAGTTTGATGTTAAGAAGCTAAGAGAGATTCAAGCGCAAGCTGATGAGGTGTTTACTTGGTCAGGTGGTTCTAGAGGTAAAGGTGACTTGTTAGATTACGACCTTACTAAGCTAGGTGATGAGAACAGAGCAATGATTGACAGGGGTTTATCTAATGCTAGTGACTTAAACATCCTAATGGGTAACAAGGAACATCTACCAGTTTGGTGGAGTAATCCTAATAACTATCCATTACATATGATGACACAGTTTATGTCTTATCCTCTACACGCTTATGAAGCTTTATTGCTACGTGGGTTTGATGAGAGGAATGCAGCGATGGTAGTAGGTATTGTTACCTCTGCTTTATTCACTGGATTGATTACTTCTACTAAAGAAGAGTTACAAGTACAAGCTGGGTTTAAAGATGAAGCTGATAGGAAGTATGATTTATCTACTACTGATGGCTTTAAGAATATGACTGTTAGAATGTTAAACACTAACTCTATACTTGCTCCTATGAGTGTTGCTTTAAATACAATGTCTAGCGTATTTACTGGTGAGGCATTAGGTAGTGACTATAAAGCTAGTCATATTATGCAAACATTTGGAGGACCAACTGTCAATAGGCTTAATGACTTGATGAAAGCATTACACGCTGTTGACTTAGACCCTACAGATGCTAACAGTAATGCCTGGAAGACTGTATATGGTAGAAACATTATGATGAATAGTGGACTACCTTTATATACTACTCCTATTATTGGAGATGGTTTGAAGGCTCTTAATGAATGGGCCGCAGGTAAATAACAAGGAGTAACAATGAGTAAAGCAAATATAGAGACACTTAATAGTATTCACGATTTGCTTGCTTCTCACTATGTCAACAAGCTTCAGTCGGGGGAAATATCTCCTGCTGAGCTTACCGCTATAAACAACTTCCTTAAACAGAATGAGATTACAGCTGACGTAGTAGAAAGTAAGCCAATGATGAGTTTGGTAGAAGAGATGAAGGATAATTCCGCTGAGGAGTTACTGGACGATATCATTCAATTCAATTAAGTTTAAAGGAGACTGAGTATGTCAATATATGACAAACAACTAACAAGAGAAGAACTGAAAGCATTAGTTAATGACTTCAGAACCTATCTTAATTACGTGTGGGAGGGTATTAACCTACCTTGTCCCACCCCCATTCAAACAGATATAGCATCACAGTTAATGACTGGTGATAAGCGTTTCCTTCTGGAGGCGTTCCGTGGTGTAGGTAAGACTTACATCTGTGGTGCTTATGTTACTTGGCGTTTACTGAGAAACCCTAACGAGAAGGTACTTATTGTATCTCAGTCAGGTGCTCACTCAGACGCTATTGCACAGTTCATTAGGAGGTTGATTTACGACCTTCCTATATTAGAACACTTACAGCCTAGTGCTGATATGAGAAACTCTGTGAAGTCATTCGATGTCACAGGGTGTGAGGTAACAGTACAACCAAGTGTTAAGTCACTAGGTATTACATCCCAGTTACAGGGTAATCGTGCCTCTATATTGATTTCTGATGACGTAGAAGGTATGCAGAACTCTGCTACTGAACAGATGAGAGCTAAACTACTTGCTACTGTGGCTGAGTATGATGCTATTCTACAGACTACTGACAAGGCTCAGATTATTATGTTAGGAACACCTCAATCAGGTGAGTCTATTTATAACAAGATGAGAGATAAAGGCTTTAGAACTGTAGTATATCCTGCTCGCTACCCTGAAGATATAGAAGTATATCAAGGTACACTAGCTTCCTACATTACTACTCCTATCGAGAAGGGTGATGTAGAAGCAGGAGACTGTACTGACTCAAGGTTTACACACCAAGACTTGGTAGAGAGAGAAGCTTCTATTGGTCGTAGCTGGTTTAGGCTGCAGTATCAACTAGATACTACTCTTAGTGATGCTGACAAGTACCCACTTAAGACTAGTGACTTCATTGTTCACGACTTAGATGATAACAAAGGTCCTATATCTATTAGCTACTCTAGTTCTCGTTCTTCCTATATGGATGATATACCTAACATAGGCTTCACAGGAGACCAGTTCTACAGAGCAGGGCACGTAGACAGTGAGTATGTTCCTTATGAATATGCCATTATGTCTATTGACCCTTCTGGTAGAGGTAAGGATGAAACAGGTTATGCTGTTATTAAGCAACTCCACGGAAAAATATATATAAGCGAGGTAGGTGGCTTACAAGGTGGTTATACTCCTGAGAATCTAACACGTATGGCTACCATTGCTAAGCAACATAGCTGTAAGTTAATGGTTGTCGAGAGTAACTTTGGTGATGGTATGTTCTCTGAGCTACTTAAACCAGTGTTAAGGTCAATCTATCCTTGTTCTATTGAAGAGGTTCGTAACCATAAGCAGAAGGAAATGCGTATTGTTGATGTACTTGAACCCCTATTGAATAGTCACAAGCTAGTTATTGATGCTAGTTTAGTTAGAAAGGATGTGAAAGAAGCTGTAGCAGACTACACCAGGCTTCCATATTCTCTCATACACCAACTAACACACATATCTAAGGATAGGGGTAGCCTAGGTCACGATGACCGTCTGGACGCACTAGCTATTGCCTTAGGATTCATTGTTGAGTCAGTAGGTGTGAGCAGTGAGGATGCCCTTGCTAGGTACAAAGAAGAACAGCTTGATGCTGATTTAGAAAGGTTTATGCACGGAGTAGGAGCAGGTGGTAGGGCTAGAGGAACTAACTATTTAGACAGTTATTCCCTGCTATAAGTCATTGATTCTTAAGGATTATTTTAAAGTAACCCTTATATAATGAATAATATCATTATCCCCGATACGATGTCACTGGAAATCAATCAGCTGTACTGATGTAGTGGGGGCTTAACGCACATACGCTATACACCTTAGATGGGGAACACCGTATCGATACACGAGGACTACTTGGTTTTTAATACGAGTGGGGCTTACTTGTAGTCTGTTGACTGTATCGATATAGTAAATGACCATTGATTGAAGGTAAGTATGTTCTAAGCCCCTACTCGATGTATAGAAACAATAGCTCCCTGATATAGTAATAGTTATTGTTATATACATAAGTTATTAATATGTATTAGAAGTAGTAATAGTTTAAGTACTGACTACTACTTCTCCTCCCCTATGTTAATAACTAGTTTGAATACAAGTATGTTTTTAATCGGTAACTTACACAGGTTAACACATACTCAGTATCCTTACTTGATACTATTGCTTCTTCTCCCCCTCAGTCTCCAGGAGAACTAGTAGTATCACTTAAGGTTATTGTTAAGGTTAAACAAGGTACAGCATTCGGTGACAGGATTCAACCACAGTGTTTAGCAATAACCTTCCATATGTTTTCTAAAAATATTAGAGAAATGCGTGGGGGTAGGAAACAAACAAACACGCCACATTGTCCCATAGGGTGTTGCATAATGTCCTACTAAAACAGTTGGTTATATACTTGACTGTAATAGTAGGGTATGGGGTGTAGTATATTTACAACAATGTAGTATTAATCCGACACTATACTTGAGATATATTTTTCGCCTTGTTTTATATTTATATTCAAATAAACTTGACAATCTAATCAAACTATGTTAGGAACCGTGTAGTATTTATACAACATAATGTAGTATTCCTGCTTTTACTGATTAGACATACCAATGCAAGGCAATGGCATAACGTGGCTTATATCCAATATATGGAACGATTAGCCAAATACATATATTTTTCAATCTAATTAGGCTTATAAGTCATTGATAGTTAACGATTTTATTTATTTTATGCAATTAGTGTAAATAAAGCTTGACATATCTAAATAGCCGTGTATCATTGTTTACAAGTCAAGGGCAAAGCGAAAGGCAAGCCAGCGATGATACAGGCGGTCAATGTATCAACCCTTGAATTAGTAGCTAAGCTACAAAGTAAAATAAAAGTCAAATAATGCTTGACAAATAGTAAAACCCTGTTACAATAGATGCAACAAACAAGTAAAAGAATAAGCAAAACAATAATTTAACTACATAAGAGAAATAATATGAAAACTACTACTACAAAACAATTCAATGACCTTTTAGACCTTTGCGTTCAAGCGGGTAAAGTAAAAGGTGTTATCCAGAAATCAATTCTTGATATACTTTCAACAAGTGAAAATCAATCAGATTTTATAACCTTTGCCAATACTCAAATTAGAGATAAGGTATTCACTGATAAAATCGCTAAATTTCAGAATAACCTCAACCAGAAAACAACACAAGAATTGCATTTTGATATCGGTGAGGGTGAGTCATTA